TGCGTTTACTGTCTCCAGCATTATTGACTGTAACGGTCTTGAACTTGATATCATTCAGACCTCCCTTACGTTGGTTGTTCCAACCACGATTAGCCTCCCACTTCTTCTGATAAGAGTCAGCGTCAGACTCTGAGTCAAAGGCTAGGATTGAAATGCATGCTTGCTTACTCTCACCCGACACACACCCCCTGTACCGTACGTGGGTTTCAGTACCCAGTTCCTCGACACAATCGGGACACTCGTTGATGTAACCTCCTACACGTTTCTTCTCTGCACTCTGACAGTCGAACTCATCTTCACAATGTTTGCAATCTCTCAACATAATAACCTCCGTTGTTGTTGATGTTTATAATATATCTTGTTCTCAGATATTGTAAAGGACAAATTATGTCCGTTTTAATATTCTTCGCTAAGAATCTCATATTTAATATGATCCCTCGCATGTTGAAGTGTTGCAAACTGCTGAAAGGTGTCCACAGTGTCGATAGCCCCATCCTTGTGAGCCTTTCGGATTGTGTACTTTCGATCATTCTTAACCCCTCTAAGAGAGATATGTTGCTCTGATGTTATGAAATATCGACCCCCATAGACACCTCTGTGAGTCTTAGAGTTAAAGAATTTCATAGTGTCTTTACTAAAGAAATGATACCCACCATCTCTGTTTGCTTGCTTAATTTCTGATATTGATGTAAACATGTTGTTCTCCTGTTGAATGTAAATGTAATATAATATGTTGTTGTAAATTTGTAAAGGTCAGAATTTGACCACTTTTAGCATACCACTTCTGAGAGTCATTCCTTCAGAGTCGTACCCTACCACATCACCATTGCTCCAAAGAACTTTGAATACAGTACCTTCTTCTTCGTCAATACCATCCCTTCCAAACACAAAGGTGACTAAACCGACAGAACCCTTGTCAAGGATATGATGTTGCATTGTCCACATAACCAATGTTCCTACCTTTATTTGCATACTACCTCCAGTTTTCTAGTATCAAAGTCTTCTGTCTTTCCAGTGTCTATTATCTGAATTGTTGCGTTCCAATGACACCACCTATCTATAATAATAGCCAGTTTACCAACTTTTTTTTGACTAAATGATTGTCGTATTTTTACTAGTGAGCCTACTTGCATAGTACCTCCAACTCACCTTCGCTACACCAACGATATCCCTCCATATTGATAAAGTGAATAAGCCAGCGATCACAAGACGATACACCTTGTTGTGTAACAACACCTATGTAGCCATTCCATCTGCGTTTTATTAATGTTCCTACTCGCATATTACCACCTCCTCTGAAATTTCCCAATAGCCTATGTCCTTCTCCCATAGGTAGTCCTCTAGTTCCTCTAGGGAGGGGTTATCCTCGCAATACATAGAGAACCACTCTCTGATGATCCTCTCGGCTATTTCGTGGGTTTTACATAGATAGACTATGTTGTCGTCACCACTTTGTCTTATTTGTAATGTTATGATTTTGTCCATATCAACCTCCGTTTGTTTGATGTTTATAATATATCTTATTCTCAGATATTGTAAAGGACAGATTATGTCCGTTTTGTTACTACCTCCAAGTGTTCGGTGTACTCTAGTACGGTACGCCCACTCCATGTCCATTGTATGTATATCATATGATCCATGACATCACCATCATCATCTACGAGATAATCCATTACCAAACCAATCCACTCTGTCTCAGGTGGTGGGTAAGGGTTTCTTGTGAACAATGAATCCCATGCTTGACCCACAAATGCTTCATTATCGACATGTTCCTCTTTTATTCTTATCAGATCACCTATTCGCATAATACCTCCATGCCGTTATCGTAAGCCCATATCCAACCTGTTGTTTGTCTATCACCCATCCAATGGACTGAGATTTTGAGTTTACTATCTTTACCCATAACCCCTACAACAACACCGATACCAAAGTAACCATTGTGCTTTATCAATGTTCCTATTCGCATAATACCTCCAAGTAATCCCCATATTCGGGTGTAGGGTGGGACATGTGTCCCCACTGTACTCTGTATAAGACACCTTCGCCTTTTCGTGGAGGCATTATACCCACTATGACCCCTAGCCACTTGAGTTCTTTCTCGTATTCATCAGGATCATCTATCTTCAGATCCAAACAAATAGGACATAAGGGATCTATCCTTACCAAGTCACCTATTTTCATACTATCCTCCTTTGTTACTTACAATATAACCATTCCTGATATTATTGTCGAGGACATTTTTTGTCCACCATCTATAATCCTTCCACGCATGGAGAACAATATCTTCGGGTAACCATGTTCCATCACTTGGATCGTCTATGGGTGCAATCGCCCAATACCATTCGTTCCTTGTGTCGCTCCACTTACTGTCTACTACAATAAGGGTTCGATCACCTATCATTATCAAGTCTCCTATTCGCATATTACCTCCAAGCAATCTTCAGGCATAACTGTATATTCATATCCTTCAATGGGTGAGTGTAGCCACCTTATTCGCCTTGCGTTTCGCAGTTGTGTTATGTCAGTAACGATACCTATCACTTTTTTATATTCAGGATAGACAAAGTACCAACTTTCCTTCACCTTAATTAAATTACCTATGTGCATAAGACCTCCAAGTCAAAGTATTCTAGTATTGCCTCAGAACCATCATTCCAAAGTATATGGTAGCGATGGTTACTTGCGACCACCCTCACAACAATACCGATCCTGTTAGATATATCCGTATATAGATTTGGGTTGAGTATGACTAATGTTCCTACTCGCATAGTAATTCCAAGTCACCTTCTTCTTCAAGTGTCTCTGTGATTGGGGAAGATGAACCAGTCCAATGGACTCGCCAGTATCGACAACCTATGTCGTATGTACACCTTATAAGTACACCAAAGTGTTGTCCGTTGATCCATTTTGATCTTACCAATGAGCCTACTTGCATAAGACCTCCAAGTCTGACATAAACATATCGTAAGCCTTTCCTGACTTTACACCTACTACACCTACAGAGGGATCGTCTTGAGTATCCTCCAAAGACACCACGATAAACATTCTTTTTCTACTATATTTCCATTTAACTATTGATCCTATTTTCATGATACCACCCTCAAGTTACGCATACGCTCTTTGTGTTCCTCTGTTCTGTTAGTATAACACCACATTACTTTAGCCCAATTGCTATCGTCATACATGATGTGTATCGCTGTGATAATACCAACAAAGTTGTCACCTCTGATATGTTCTACTAAATCACCTACTTGCATAAGACCTCCAAGTTGTCTATGTGATAATGGTGTCTCTTGTTGGTTCTCAGATTAAGACCAAGAACATACATATCTACACCACTCGATTGTTTCAAACACGCTATCACGTCACCCACTTGTGGATAGGTGTGACCATTACGTATCACCTTATATAATGTACCTATTTTCATATTTTCTCCTAAATTTATTTGACAGATATAGTATAACGTGCTATAATAAAATGTAAAGGTCAGAAATTGTCCGTTTTGATTTTGGTTAACCATTCGGGAGGGAAACCACTTATATTTCCTGTTGTAACGCTCTTTACCATTGCCATGCAACCGAACGCACCAGTTTTCTCAATACTTATTACAATGAAAAGTTCATTGCTCTGTGAGACTAAATCGCCTATTTTCATATTCACCTCTGTTTGAATGATGTTTATAATATATCACAGATGGAGAAAATGTAAAGGACAAAAAACGTCCGTTTGGAACTCTCGCATGTGTTCCTTATAATTCAAGAGAGAGAAACCAATGATGAACCACAGATAAATAGCGTCATGTACGGGGCTTTAGCCCAAAGGCATCTGTAAGCACCTGTTGGAATGTCAGTTCTTATCTCAGTGACAACCCCAATCCCAAGATTGTGGTTTTTATGGGTAACTAAAGACCCTATCGAAATGTCAAGTATTTTCATATTTCCTCCATCGAAATGTCAATTAAATATTTTTTGGCAAAATTGTAAAATTTCACTCGTTGCAACATTTTCTTATAAAGATAATATAACACAATATGTTTGTTTTGTCAAGAGAAAAAGCGAAAAAAAGTAAAGTTTTTGCATATATCAGGATTACTTCTTACAAACTCATCGATCTCTTCATATGTATATTCTAGTATCAACTCACCTTGGTATCTCTCAAAGTATTCAATCGTTTGAAGATATCCATCAAGCTTTTCCATATCTTCCTTTGTCCAGAAATCATGAGTTGGGAGATCACATTTCATATCTAAATACAAAGACCAATAGGTCATAACTTGATCATCTAACCAAAGAAAGTAAAGCATCTTTTGCTGTTTAGACCAATCAGTGTTTATGAGACTATTGGTCTTTTTTTGGTTTTTGGGCTCCACAACTCTTCCTCCTGCCTTTATTCTTTTTTTCTTCTGTGTCATGTAGGCTTATGCTCTCGCGAAGAATATCTTCAGAAGAAGAGGAGGGGGGTAGGGGGGTAGTAGGGCAAAAAACGATTGTGATCTTCCCTTCCTTTATCAGTCTCTCCATAGTGGTGCATCCCAAGATAGAAACGACACCATCGGTGTAATGCACTTCGTAGTTAGCTCGCCACCTTATAAGATCAATCTTGGTGTTCAAAGTTCCGACTTCGATTACCTTTGTGATAACGCCCAACTTATTGTTGTCGCTAATTAGGGTGCCTATTTTTAGCTTTTGCATCAACTAAACGCTCCCTAATTTTTTTTCTACCTAGATCATATGTTCTGTGTACAACGACGATATTCTCTGAGGTTGTTGCATACCCTGTTGCTGGGTTTAGTTGCATTGCTATTGCATGTACAATTCCCACCACTCTTCCGGCGCTATCATACACCACAGAGCCGGAAGAACCGAACCAAGCATAAGATTGCATAAGGATTTTATCATAACTTGATTGACTAACAAAGCCGGTGACTAAGAACCCATCAATGTTTTGAGGATAACCATAGTAGTACAGTTTTTTGGCTAGTATATCATGTTCTTTGTTGACCACATAACTCGCTGACTTTGTATCAGTGAATGTTCCATAGGGTAATAAAATTGCAATGTCAGTGTACTGGTTCTGGTATACAACGTCTGCTGTTAACATATTCCCGTTCTTCTCTCTTATAACTATATCACTAGAATCATCGATAACATGACTTGCTGTCAGAATAAACAAGTGGTTTCCAATATGTAGAAGATTTCCAGACCCGTGACCTTGCGAATGGCCGTCTTGAAAAGAAAATACTTTTACTGATGTCGCAACCGCTTTGCTTATCCCTATGTTATATTCACTGGACACTTTTGAAACCTCTATTTCTTTTGTTTCATTATCAGAATAATAAAACATCTGACATGAAAACAACACGACCAATAAAAAAAACATAACTCCACCCTCTATTAGTAACTAGGGAGTATTGGTTGTAAACAACGATGAATGTTTTTTAGTGCATAACCTATTTACTAAAGATGTCGATTCACAGTCTAAAACACAAATTAAATAATGGTTTTATTAACTGCCATGCCCATATTGATAGGGCAGGTACGATAGAATTTACAGATAAAGCTTTGACGAAAAGACACCTCTCAGAGAAGTGGCAACTTGTCAACGAAGTAAAGATGCAACTGTCTCAGTACAATTACTATGACGGCATTTTAAGTGCATGCTTGAAGCAAAAAGAGTTCAACACTAACAAGATAGTGTCGTTCATTGATCTTGATAGTACCGTTCAAGAGAAAGCTCTTTACGGAGCCATGAGAGCCAAGGAAGAGTTATTAACGGAAGGTGTGGAGTTGTACATAGGAAACCAAACTGTGGGTGGCTTCACAAAAGAGAATCTGTCTTTGTTTGAAAATAACGTAGACAATTTAGATTTCTTAGGTGGCTTGCCCAAGTCAGATGAGGATGCCGACAGACATCTCGATATTCTATTCTCAGTTGCAAAGAGCACTGGTAAGAAAGTTCACGTCCATGTTGATCAACTCAATGTGGTTGAAGAAAGAGAGACTGAGTGGCTTGCCCAGAAGACAATAGACTACGGATTGCAAGGCCAAGTGGTTGCAGTTCATTCTATATCGTTAGCCTGTCATCCAAAGATGTATAGAGACTATGTGTATAATCTATCTATAGACGCAGGGCTACAGTTTATCTCCTGTCCATCTGCTTGGATAGACCATCAACGTTCAGAACGACTAAGCCCCACTCATAACTCAATGACGCCGATTGACGAAATGTTAGAATGGGGCTTAACAGTTGGCATAGGTACAGATAACATTGAAGACATCTATAAGCCTTACTGTAACGGCGATATGATGTTTGAACTTCGCATGGCTCTTGAGTGTTATAAGATATACGATGAAGACACTTTACTAGGCCTTGCATATAACAATGGGTTGAAGATTCTTTCTTAAGATAAACGCTTTAGCATGGCTCTGTAACATCCGGCTTCATCTATTTTAAAACCGTGTGTTGATAACCAATGTATGCCTTTTCTCCAATGTTCATAGTATTCTATCACTGGTGGTTTCTCTGGTTCTTCTATGCCTTCGGTCAACATCAGGTAGTGAGTGTACGCTTCCCCTATCAATGGTACTATTTCTAAAATAGTATCCCAGTTTGAACGTCGGCCTCTTACTAGCAAGTCTCCATAATTCCCATCATTGTCGTAATAATCTTCTGCTGGGAAGAAAAAAGATGCATCCTTTCTCAGATGAACCTCGCAATACAATTCATCATCAATCAAGGTTATTAACTTGCTGATCATCTTCCTCAGATATCTCGATTTGCAGTCTTTTGATAAGATCATCATAGCCACCGATAAAGTTGTTATCTGAATCCTTTACTTCGATAACAAGAGGTACGGTCCTCCAATTATAAATAGTAGATAAGGATACTAACTCTTCTGGTTTGTTATCCATGGGGAAGTATGTAAAGGCCAAACCTTCTCTCTGTAGCAGAGAAACTACTTTGTTACAATAATTGCATAATTTTTTTCCATATATAATGTACATGTTTATCCTTTCAAAAGTTGTTTGTTGTTTTTCTTTATTTTTTCCAATAGTTGCTCCGGGGAGCCAACAACAATCATCTCATCAAATCCGGTTTTACTATTAAGAGTTATTGAACTGAATGTTACATGTTCATTTAGGCCAATATGAATTTTTCCCTCTTTCAACATAACGTTATGTTCTTTGGACTCTCTAACTGTTGTAATATATTGTGAATTAACTATCACCTTATTGAGATACCAAGTTTCCCCAGCTTTTACTATACTCACTAATTCTATCATTTTCTTCTCCTTGATTTTTTAAATATACACTTCCTGAGTCTATGACCCACTCTCCATCATGAAACACTACAACACACTCTCTTTCATTAACATGTTGTTTAAACACACCTACCAAGGGTCTCATACACAGATTACAATCCCAAGGTATGGACATTTGACCATCTGTTTGCATCTTCATTCTATATGCACCAGCTGGTACGTGAACAAGGTCTCCTATCTTAATCTTTTTCATCTTTACTCTCCTCTGAGGCTTGCTCTAATACTTGTATGTACCCTAACAGTATTTCCTGACAGTCCGCTAATATCAAATCTGCTTTGGCCAGTTTTCTTCGAGCCATATCGAAGGATTGGATCACAGACACGATCTTTTCATTACCAGTGTCTAAAGAATCCGTTGCAGTTGTTGTCTTCTCAAGAGCTTGTTCTATATCAAGCAGGGCTTTTTGCATAATCTCTTTTACTTCACCCTCTATTTCTTCAAGCTCTACTGTGTATGCTATTTTAACTCTCATATTCCCTCCATTACGGTAAAAAGTTTTGGTATAGTGTTGCGGTAACTAAACCTACAACAGTGGTGAGAACAACCCATATAACCCTTGCGGTCGACTCTTTCCAGTTCTCTAGAGCCTTGAGCCTAGCATAAAGACCCTGTTCAGGGTCATATACGGCTTTCTTTATTTCTTTCACGTCATCAATCATTTCTTCTTGTTTCTCTGCCATCCGTTCAAGATTATTCTTCATCTCAATGATAGAAGTTAACAAGTTTTGCATTTGTTCATCAGTCATATCTTATCTCCGTTAAATAGCCTATGTTTTGACTATTGCATGATTAGTTGTAATTAGTGTTGATGCAACGGAAGTGGCGTTCTCAAGTGCTGAAATGGTAACTTTAACTGGGTCAATGACGCCAGACTCAAAGAAATCTTCTATTTCTCCGGTCATAAAGTTATAGCCACAGTTCTTAGCAGAACCCTTCACTTTATTGACAATGATGTCAGGAGACTCTCCAGCATTTAGACACATCTGTCGCAGAGGGGCCTCACAAGCGTCCAAAACTATTTGGAAGCCTAACATACCGCCCTTCTCTTTAGTGACTACTGTGACTGCTTCAGACATTCTTACAAGGGATGCACCACCACCGGCGATCACCCCCATCTCTTGAGCTGACCTAACTGCTTCCAAAGCATCTTCAATGCGATGCTTCTTCTCAATCATCTCGATCTCTGTCGCTGCACCAACACGAACTACTGCAACACCTGAAGCGAGTCTTGTAATCCTTTCTTGGATACGTTCACACTCTTTGATGTTGTCTGTTTGTGATATCTCGACCTTTAATGTTTCGATCTGCTTATCAATGCCATCATAATTTCCTGTTCCACCAACAATGGTAGTCCAGAGCTTTCCTACTGATATTGACTTTGACTGACCGAAATGGCCGAGTTGGATATCCTTTAGTTGGATTCCATCTTCCCTAGTGATAAAAGTGGCTCCGACAGACAGGCAGAGGTCACGAAGGATCTTTCTTCGCTCCTCACCATATCTCGGTGCTTTAACGGCACAGACTTTCATCGTACCCCTAACGCTATTCATAATAAGGGCAGCAAGAGCTTGACCCTCCACTTCGGAGGCCACCAAAACAAGAGGACGGGATTCCCTTGCTGCTAATTCCAAAGTTGGATAAATCTGTTCTACATGTTCCACCTTATCATCTGTCACAAGAATAAGAGGATTATCATACTCCACAGTACCTGTTCTTTCATTCGTTATAAATGAGCTTGCAAGGAACCCAGTGTCCATTCTAAAGCCTTCTATGAGTTCCAGTGTGGTTTTCATAGACCTCGCTTCTTCAATGAGCACAGAGCCATCCTTACCCGCTTTATCAACGGCTGTGGAGATGAGTGTTCCAATAGATTCATCATTGTTTGCTGATATGGTTGCAATGTCTTTGATGTCTTCTTCTGATCTTATCTGTCGAGCAGACTCCTTCAGAGTTTCAACGATCTGTTGACATGCCATATCCATTCCTCTCTTTATTTCAATCGGAGAGACACCACTTACAATATATTTTTGAGCTTCTCTTATCATAGCTCTTGCAAGAACGGTGGTTGTTGTCGTTCCATCTCCTGCTGTGTTGGCTGATTGTTCGGCGGCTTGCTTTACAATCTGTGCTCCAACGTTTTCAACGGGGTCATCAAGCTCAATGAACTTGGCGATGGTCACTCCATCTTTTGTTACGACAGGAGTGTTCTGTTCTTTGTGATATAGAATCACGTTGCGTCCTTTGGGACCGAGAGTGCTTGCTACGTTATCAGCAAGAGTGTCGATACCTCTTAGTAGGGCTTCGGACAAAGCACTACCGTTAGAATAAGTCTTATTCATTTGGCCTCCATGTTAAACTTATATATATATTATAACCGCTTTGGGTTCATTTGTCAAGTTATTTTTTTGTTTTTCTTTTGATGTCTCTCATTGTTTCGGCAATGAGTTGGTCGAGGGATGCGAACTTGGATTCTTTCAAAGCATTGAACACACCAGTTTTATCACCATCTCCTTCTAGAGAAGTCCCCAAATTAGCATAATTTCTTAAAGCCTCTGCTGAATTGAATGTTTTGTCGTTTTTATCGTCAGACATTACATAATCATCTAGATTGGCTTTTAAGTTAGACATATATGTAATTGCTTTTTCAAGATCTTCGTTTATGTCCTTGACTATTAGACTTGAAAAGTCTTCAAACTCATTTTTTTCTAGGAACACAAAATCCATTGTAGCTGTTGGTGTTAGTCCATCAACAGTTATAGAAACTCTTGTTTTTGAACTGCTGTAAGCTGGGGATTCTGAAGTAATATTTGTTCCTGCTGGTGCATAACGAAAAGCGCCTCCTATGTTCTTTATATCTACTAAATACAATAGAACTCGTCCTGTTCGATCTGTTTGTTTTGTCTTTGTATATGTCCCTTTGTTAGGGTCCATAGTTTGTTTAACCCCGATGACGTATCTTATTGTGACATTCTTTTTCCAGTTTTCAACATTTTGAGAAGTGTCGCCTTGTTGTAAAAGCTTTGCACTACCTTCCATCCCACCTTCTATCTCAAAATCCCCAGCACCATAGGAAGCACCTATTGCTGATCCGAACGCCATAAAAGCTAGAAATGATTCAAAAACCCAACCAGCACTTGAGGCTTCAAAAGAATAAAGAATTTGTTGCATTAGGTCTAAAGTTATAAATTTAGAAAATTTTTCTTTTGCTCCTCCAGTTATACTGCCTGTTCCACTAAGAAGCCCTTTTACTTCATTCACATATCCAGCAAATTTAGTCAGTCTATCATTAAAATTATTAGTGTTTGGGAAAGCGGATTGAAAAGCTTTAACCATTTGGAAGTCAACTTTTTGTGTACCAGCAGCTGATCTTGAAGTTATGTTGTATCCAGAAGAAACCCCTTGTGTTGCTCTAGTTCCACCACCAGCTGTTTTTTCGTATTGAATTATTTTTGTTATTTTATCTTTTACTTGATTAACAATATTTTTATCTGTTATATTTGCGGCTATTTTGGAATAAAATGATTTCAAAGCTGCGTCTAATTTATGACTATCACCTCCACCATCTTTCGGTTGCTCATCTTTATAAAAGACTTCAAAGTCTTGTGGCTCAAGAACGCTCTTTTCCTCTGCAAGTTTTTTCAAGTCACTTACTCTTATTTGTTGTTTTTTCAATTCTTTCGTAAGTAAGGCACTTAATTTTCCACTTGGATCTAAAACATCTAGAAACTGTTGCAAGTCCATAAGAGGATCAAAGTCTTTTTCTATGTTATCAAAACTAATCATTTTAATATTTGGCATGTTACCTTCTGAGGATGATTTGTTTTTATACTCTTCTCCTTTCTTTCGGTTTTTCTTTTGAGAACCAGTACCTGACTCTGGTGCTTCTATTATAAACTCAGTTAGTTTATTTTCGTACTCTTCTTTTGTAAGGTTTGTGTTGGCAGCAAACCATTCTCCAACTTGTGGCTGTACTAATTCGAATTTGGCACCTATCTTTGAATAAATTTCTCCAATTATGTACAAAAGGTTAAATTGATGTTTTTCCATTTCTTTTAAAAATGTGTTTACGTCAGCATATTTTATAACGTGATTACTATATTCTGGTAAAGCGGGTGCTTCACTCAACAATTCCGCAATCATTTCCTCAATTTTTTGTTCTGTTAATTTATCTGACATTTAGTAGTCTCCTTCGTTTATGTCTATAATTAGTTGTTTAAGGTCTAAACCGGCACAATCTATCTTATTCTTTTTTAAATGGAAATGCGAGATAAACCCACGGTAAGTTCCATTGACCGCTGTTCTGTATGTTGTGTCAGTATCTGGTGTCTTCAAAGGAACTCCAGCAGCCTCATGTACAGTCTTCATCAAAGCTTTAAGAGCTTCCAGTTGTACATCATAAAAGCCCAAAAATGGCTTTAGAGTCTTGCCGTGAACCTTTGCCTTATCCCACACAGGTCTCTCTCCGAAACCGTGCTTAACATACCAAGACTGGTGTTTAGGATAGTATGCGTTTGCTATCTCGACACCAACAGATGCTGCATTCCATTTGGAAGAGCCTGCATGATATCCGATATGATTCATATCAAGTGTTTGGTATATTGTGCCATCGTTGTCTATGAGGAAGTGAACTGAGAGCCCACGGTTCTGCAAGACTCTGAATGTTGACTTCGAGTTGAGACAGACGTCCCAGTGACATACGAAGTTCTTTATGTCTCTCTTCTCGACTACTTTCTTATAGCCCTTAGATAACTTCATCCCTCCTTGCATAAAGGGGAGAACGACCTTTGGCCAGTCGATGTCAAAGTAATCATTGTTATATATGATGCTAGTGTTCTTATGCTCAGGAACGCTTTCATATAGATATTCTAGCGAACCTTCTCTATCTGTCCATACTCTTCGGTATGTTCCGGGACCACATAGACCGTCGGCTTTGAGGCCAAGTGTCTTTTGATATGCTTTGATTGCTTTCGTTAACTCCTCATCGAAAGACGAACACCCGAACCAGTCGGGTGTCCATCCAAGACGAGAGGCAGAAGCTTCATTATAAAACTCTGCGTCCATTTAAATTACCTCATCTGCTAAGCCATATTCAACAGCTTCTTCTGCGGTAAGATATATATTCACCTTTTGATCTAACAACTTTCTAAGCTGTCTCTTTGTCAAGTCGGTCTCCGAAACAAGACATCGGATATAAGCATCTTGGATAGCTTGTATCTCTTCCATCTCATTTTGAAGATTGTGGATCGCTCCAACTGAACCAGCAGATACTGCATGGATCATAACTCGACAGTTCTTCATGATCTTTCTCTTTCCCTTGGTACCGGCAGCGAGGATAAGAGTTCCTGCTGACATTACCTTACCCATACCGATAGTCTCGATGTCACACTTCTTTTTTGCAAGTCGCATGATATCATAGATAGCCATCATGTCGTCGGCTGAACCTCCATACGTTGAGACATATATCTTCATATCATCTAAACGTTCTTGGTCTTCCTTCAACTTCTGTTCGGAGAGACTAATGATTCCAACAATCATTTCTGCTGAGCGTTCTTCGTTTACATCTCCATACATTAATATGGAGCGAAGATCTTGCTCACCACCACCGCCTGTTAGTGCTGCCATTAGGGCTGCTGCGGCTTCTTTGTCTTCTTGAGTCATCTCTTTGTCTTCGGCTGTTTCGGTTTCTTCAACCTCTTCTTTTATTGGAACAGGTTTCGCCTTCTTTCTCTCTTTCTTCTTACCTGTGTCTTTTTCTGTTTTACTCGGTCTTGTAAATTGTCTACTAAATTTCATTTGGCCTCCTTGTTGATCTTTAGTTCTTTATCTATCCATTCCATCATAGTTTCCCAATCATAGAACTCAACCAAATTGCTAAAGCTTTTTGGAAAGTTCCTAGTGATTGAGTCTACAATGTCTCTCTTCATGTTATTCATTTGAATCTCATGAAGTTTTACATGGTTTTCTTTCTCTATATCAGAGAGGTTTAGTCTCGCCAGTTCAATCATTCGCATTTCATGAACAAGGTAAGCAACCTCTACTATCCTTACTATCATATACACAACGTCTCTCAAGAGATTCCGAAGTAACATTACAGAATATCCGAGAGACATTACATAGGAGAATAACGAATGACACACCCAACCACAAAGATAAATGCAGATGTATAGTAATGCCTGTTCCACTTAGCCTCCAGAAAGTAAAAGGGTATTGACTACCCTTCTTATATTATAACACGTTTGAAAGTGTTTGTCAAATTATTTCTTTCCAAGAGCTTTGTTGAGTTTTGCTTGAGCTTGCTTTGCTTCAACAAGACGCTTAGCAACACGCTTAGCAACTTCTTTAACAATATCTTTTTGAGAAGGTTCGTAGTTGATTCCTTCAAGAGCTAATTCTAGAAGAGCTTCATCTTCGTCTTCAGCAGGTTCTTCAGCGCCCATATCCATTTCTGGTTCGTCAGCTGGCATGTCCATAGCAGGCATATCGTCTGCTGGGGCAGCTTCTCCGCCAAGAGCGTCAACAAGTGCTTGAATATCTCCGAGAGCAGCGATAGCTTTTTCTACCATTTCCTCTTCAACTTCAACCTGTTCGCCGTCTGCATCACCCATTTCCATTTCAGGTGCTTCTTCCGGAGCATCATCCATTTCTGGCATTTCAGGGGCTTCTTCTTCTTGCATGGGGTGTTCTTCTTCGTTGTACATCCCTTCGTTATAATCGCCTTCTTCCATTTCGTCACGTTTATATGTTCCCATTTCTTGAAGAGGCTGAATGCTTGCCAAGTTTTGGAAACGACGTACTTGGGCTTCTGATAAAAGTTTTTTAGACATTGATTATATCTCCTTAATGTTAATCTATTATAAATAGAAGCTAAAAGCGGAAAAGTATTATAGATCTGGATGTTCTTCGGCAATTAAATCAAAAATATTCTCAAGCTCATCATCTTTTATACCAAATTTTTTCATAAGATCATCTGATACCTTGTCTTCCTTGTCCAAAACCTTGGCGGAACGTTTCTGGCCGATGCTCTTGTTATCTTTATATTTGCGTATGTAATTCATGAAAGTTGTGTCATTCTCAATCATTCCCGTAAGACAAGCACGAAAGAACTCAGCCTGTGTGAGACTTTCTCGTTCAAGCTGAATTCTTAACTGTGCATGTCGTATATCTGTATCTACAAATACGACTTTCTTCTTAACTTCTGACATGTCTTAATTAGTTCCTGTAGAACCAAAACCACCCGATCCACGTTCGGAATCCGAAAGTTCTCCAACTTCTTCGAATTCTATCTGTGGGTAAGGTAAGATGATGATTTGCGCTATCCTATCACCTACAGTGTAAACTGGCAAATTGCGGGTGTTGATATCATATTTCATCATTATTTCTCCTCGATATCCAGAGTCAATGACTCCAACGGCATTTCTTAAAGAATGGGCCGTCTTAGAGATTGAAGAGCGTGGGAACAACAGTCCCACATACCCTTCGGGGATCTCTATGGCAAGACCTGTGCCGTAAACGTAATTGCCATGTTTGTCAAAGCTTTGTGTAACGGCATACAGATCCATACCGGCGTCACCGGGTTTAGCATATTTTGGGATAACTGCTCCTGCATCTAATCTTTTAACCTTAACTAGCATCTGCTTGCTCCGGTTCTGGGTTTAGTGCCTTCAACATAGAGTCAAATTTTATGAAAGTTAATCTCAAGTTGTTCATGGATGCCTCCATCTCTTCTTTGTTTAAGTCTCCATAGTCTTCTTCTTCGTAGTTTTCTAGATAAGAGTTGAAGACCTCAGACACACAGAAGGCTGCAACCGCTAAGTCCCCTTGGGTTAACAAGGGGGTTTCGTGTGGGTTTTCGTTTGTTACTTCCACTATTCACCTCCTGATGGTACGACCTGTTTAATAGAGTTGAATAGGTCAATAAACTCATCCATGTCAACATCATCTTTAATCATACGATGAATCTTAATAGCCATTCGCTGTTGTTTTGCGTCCAACCATTCGTTCTCTTTGTATTCTGCTTTGATGTCCTTCAACTGCTCTTTATACGGAGCCATAGCATCCTCTATTGCTTTTACAGATTTAATGAAGTCAATCATATGACCTGCCTCGTCCTTATCTACATCATCGTCGTCCCATTCGGCGACCATTACTATTTGTTCTTTATT